AGTATTGCTCACAATGCAGCTAATGGTGTTGGCTCATTGACGCCACTAGACGTGCATAACATGACTCAAGAACAGTATGTAACTGCTGCTCGTACTGCTAAAAACAATGCAGTCGTAACCGCTAATAACGTTTTATTCCTTCGTGCTATCTTAGGTATGTTAACTCCTATTTCTCCTACCATGGCAGAAGCTAGTAAGGGTGTTCCTACTGCGGTAAGAAATGCTGGAATCAACAGTTTAAGTCAAGAGTTTAATGATGTCTTGCAAGGCGTATTGCGTAATAGCACTGGTCTTGCAGACCCATATGAAGTAGCACTTGGTGCATTTACCAAGGACTATCCGGGTCGTACTGTATTTACTACAAGCAGAAACGACAAGGCATTGTCTTTGCTTCAATCATATACATCAGATATGCAAGGCTGGATGCAGCAAAACAAACGCTGGGTTGGTCCTAATGCAGATCAAAATACAGCTAATGCTGCTTTGATCTTTGCTCCACATATAGGACAATTTGATCCTGAAACTTACCTATGGATGCAATCAACAGGTAAGATTAAGCAGAAGTCTTTAGATCAATATATGCAAGATGTGCTTACAGCACAGGATAATGCTGCATATCAAAACGCTAAGATGCGTGAAGAACTATCAACTCGAAACATGGATCCTGCACAGTTTGGCAATAGAGCACAGATTATTGCTGATGCTAAAGCTGAACAGCAAGCACTATTGTCTGCTAATCCAGAACTTGCCCTGACTATTGGCGATAGCCAAACACAGATTACTAAGTACACAAAGATTATGGCTTCCCTTGGTTCTCTTCTGGATCCAAAGTCAAACTTCCCAATGAACGAAAGTGTTCGCAAGAAGATGACAATAGCTTTGAATCTAGTTCAAAACGGTATCCATGCTATGCAAAACGACACAGCACAAAACGGCTATACCGATGTGTCGGCATGGAAAGCACAATACAAGACAACCATTCTTAATGCTGTTGCTGAGGTAGGCGGTGCTGCAAAGCCCGGTGATGCAGCTACAGATCCTCAAATTGCAGAAGCAATCAAATCAATCTTTAAGCCACTGTTAGATAACTTGGCTAAGACAACATTGAAACCGTAAGGGGTGACTAGATAATGGCATCACAAGATCCAAGCGGTAACGTTGTTATTCCCGGAGTAGGAACAAACCCTACTGTTATACCTAATGGCCTTAACCTGCCTAAGCCTACAGTAACTCCACCTGTTTCAGTTAAGCCCGGTACTGGACCTGTGGTCAATGTAGCAGGCAGCGGGGCTGGTGTGGGTGGTTCAACCATTCCTAATACCAACACGGTTGGTAGCATTAATACTACTGGTGCACAACCATTACCTATTACCCTTCAACAAGTAGGTCGTATTCCGGGTGCATCTCCGGGTACATTTCAGCTTGGTTATTATGATGCCAACGGAGCAGCTGTACCAGTAGCAGTATTGCCAGATGCTAATGGCAAGATTCAGATCTATGCAAATTTAAATGCCGTACAGCAGTCATCTATTGCTGGGCTTAAGGCTAAGTATGGAAGTATTAAAGCAGCCAAAGAAGCGCTATGGGAAAAAGGCATTTACGGTGCTGCTGGTTTTAAGACAAAAGCTTCTATTAGCTTTGGCAACAATGAAGACGATGCCTTTGATAAAGCAGTTGCTGCTATTATCAGGCAGAACTCTCTTAATGCTTATGATACTAATGGTACTCAAGTAACAGATGTAGCAACATTCGTTGATGGACGCCCTAACTACGCTGGCGTTCGCAACTCAATGACAACATCTTTTACAAATATATCAACAGCAACTGCTGATGTTGATCAATTCTTTCAAACTTATCTAGGTCGTAATGCAACTTTTGCTGAACAACAAACTTACTATAGTAACCTTCATGCATACGAGCAAACACATCCATCCAAAGCAACAGTTGCTACAGATGCTCTGGGTGTAGAAAGAAACCGAGTACAGACTAGCGGTCCTTCTCAATCTGATTTGCAAGCACTAATGGTAGCTTCGGCTATGCCTAGCCTTGAGAAGGCTGGTAAAGATCCTTCTGCTATCTCACAAATTGGCGGCACCCTTGGTAGTTATATAAAGCAAATTATGGAACGTGCGCAACAGCAAGGCGTATCAGATATTATTACCCCAACAAAAGCTTTTCAACAAGCCGTTGCTGCTATTGAACCGGGCGCAAAGGTTGACAATGAATTAACCAAAGTTGATAACTTGGCCAAAGCTGACCCTCGGTGGAAAGCATTGGCCCCATCTATTACAGCTGGTTATACAGTAGCAGAACTTGCTAAACCAGTGCAAGATAAAATTAATCAATTGTTAGAAATCAACGGGCCTGCTGATCTTACTAATCCTATTCTTATACAAGGATTAACCGGCGGTCCCGGTGGTGGAATGATGCCAGACAATCAACTTATTCCTCTTATCAAAAGTCAAGCGGGTTGGAAGTTTACACAAAATGCCCGTAGTGATGCAGCACAAACCTTAACCTCTTTAGGTGAGAAGATGGGATTCATGGCATAATGGCAGCAATAACAGACCGTCAAGTAGAGCGAGCAATAGCAACATCTGCTGCTGCAGTTTCTGAAACACCAGTTCCTGCTGGAACATTTACAGATTTAACAACATCAAATGCAACTGGTAGGCAAACCATTCTTGGTTCAACAGTACCAGCATATGGAGCAAATTTAGCTGGTCCTACTGCTAGTGGTACGCCATTAAGTAACCCAACATATGTCCCAACGCCATCGTCAACAAGTACTCCCGTGTATGATGCTAGTGGAAATGTAATTGGAACAAATACAATTACTTACAACTGGGATGGCTCTGCCAATCCTCCTGTTTATACAGCATCTGCTTCATCTGCTTTAACTAGCACACAACAAGATGCTTACTCTATGGTTAAATCTACCGTAGCACAGTGGTTTGGTGGTAACCCAGCATGGGTAGCAGCAGCTACTGATTTTCTTAATAAAGAAATTGCTGGCAATAACGGAGCGGATACAATCCTTTATGATTTCCGTCAACAGGATTTTTATAAAGCTAGATTTTCTGGCAATACTGCACGTGCTGCTAATGGTTTAAATGTTTTAACAGAAGCAGATTATATATCTCTTGAAAACAAATACTCTACTTTGTTTGAAAGCTATGGCGTAGGTACAAGTAGTGCTACCAATCTTTCTACTCAATCGCAATTTGCTACTCTTATAGGTAATGATATTTCACCAACAGAACTTAACAGCCGTCTTGACCTAGCAGTCAATCAAGTACAGCAAGCAGATCCTACAGTTTTAAATACCCTTAAGCAATATTACCCAACAATATCTAATAGCGATTTAGTTGGTTATTTCTTGGCACCTTCACAGGCTTTGCCTGCGTTGCAACGTCAGGTACAAACTGCTGACATTGGTGCTGCTGCTGCACAACAAGGACTATCTGACACCCTTGCTCGTGCTGGTCAACTTGCAGCCTATGGAGTTACATACGATCAGGCACAAGCAGGTTACGGCAAGATTGCCGAAAACCTACCTGCTAGCCAAAAGCTCAGTGGAATTTATGGCAACCAAACTGGTATTAATTATGACCAGACTACAGCAGAGAATCAGTACCTCATGAACTCTGGTGCTGCTGCCCTTGAACAACAGAAGCTTGCTGATCTAGAGAAGCAACAATTCTCTGGACGATCAGGTGTCGTAGGAGCCAGCGCAGCTGCTGGATACAGCGGTTCATTAGGCAAGTCCATCCAAGGACAGTTCTAAATAGATTCCTGACGTGGGGATACCAGTCCACGCAGTGTACAAAACTGGTAGTGAGATCCAACTTAACCTTCCCCGGGTTTGGTTGCGGCTTGCGATACATATAAACAGAATGGGAGAACGGTTGCTATGGCAACAAACGATTGGGACGACGACGACTTCGATGATATCGAAGATCAGAATACACCAGCTACAGGTGACGACTTAGTAAAGAAGTTACGCAAAGCTAAACGTGCAGATGAAAAGCGAATCAAAGAACTCACTGAGCAACTTGAGGGATTATCCAAGGTGCAGCGTGAGCGAGTCGTTAAAGAAGTCCTTGATCAAAAGGGTGTAAATCCTAAGGCAGCACGGTTGATCTTGAAAGATCTTGATGATGTTAGCGAAGAGTCAGTTAATCACTGGCTTGAAGATAACGGAGATCTCTTCGGGTTTACCAAGCAGGCTCAGGAAGTGGACCCTCAGCGTGAACTAGACCTAGCGGCACTACGCCAACAGGACATAGTCACACAGAACGGTTTAACACCCGACAAACAAATGGACGCGATGCAACGCATTAATGACGCAGCTACGCCTGAAGAAATTATTGCAATGATCCAGTCCGGAAACTTTTAATCAACCGAACTAACATCCTCATAAGGAGGTGCAACACATGGCAAACGCATACACAACCACCGGTTCCGCTTCTCTAGGCGGTACAGTTGGTAGTGCAGGTCTCGTACAGAAGGCATATGACCGTCTAATCGAGTTCGCACTCCGTGCACAGCCACTTATCCGCAATGTTGCAGATAAGACCCCTGCTCGTCAGAGCATCCCGGGTTCCTCAGTTGTATTGCAACGCTACGTCGACCTAACTCAACAGACCACAACTCTGACTGAGCAAGTCGATCCAGATGCAGTAGCACTGGCTACCCCAACATACACAACCATTACTCTTGCTGAGTATGGTAACGCAGTGCTTGTTACACGTGCTTTGGAACTCTTCAGCCTTGCTGATGTAGATCCAGCTGTTGCTAACATCATCGCGTTCAACCTTGCAGACTCTATCGATACAGTCGCTCAGACCACTCTTGCTACAGGTGCAAACGTACTTCGCGCAGGCGCTCGTACATCTTCTGTAACAGTCACTTCATCAGATACTTTCACTTCAGCACTTGCTCGTAAGACAGTTGCTAAGCTACGCACAAACAAGGCTATCCCACGTAAGGGATCTTTGTACTGGGCAGGTATTCACCCTGAGGTTGCTCACGATCTCCGCGCTGAAACAGGCGTAGGATCATGGCGCCAGCCACACGAGTACCAAGCAAATGATGAGATCTGGGCTGGTGAAATCGGAACTTACGAAGGTGCGTTCTATGTAGAATCACCACGTCTATTCTCAGACAAGAAGGGTGCTGACCAAACAACATCTTCAACAACAACAACTGCAGCAGCTAACTCAGGAGCTACAACTCTTGCTCTAGCAGCTGTTGCTTTCCAAGTTGGAGACCGCCTATCAGGTACAGGTCTTGCTACTTCAGGTGTACAAGTTACAGCAATCTCAGGATTGAACGTAACAATTGACACACCTGTTCTTTCAGCTGGTGTTACATCTGGTGCAACAATCACAATCACTCCAGAGACAAAGGTATTCAACACCTACTTCGCAGGACAACAAGCTCTTGCTGAAGCAGTGGCTGAAGAACCACATGTCGTTATCGGACCGGTTGTTGATAAGTTGATGCGTCACCGCCCACTCGGCTGGTACGGCGTACTCGGCTTCTCAATCTACCGTGACGAAGCACTCTACCGTGTAGAGACTTCTTCTTCAATCGACTACTAATAGTTGACTGACTGTAGGGCTGGGTCTTTCCCAGCCTTATGGTAAGCCCACTAAGGAGACATATGCCATACATCTTTACAACACCAACTACCTCAGAAGGTCCTGCTGGTGGCGGTCGCTTGTTCATTCGCTTCCGCTTAAACCGTGGCATAACTGTCATGCGGGTCGGAGGAGTATGGCAAGAGATCCGCTACCCAACTGAAGACCAGACTGGTGCAGCTGATCCCGGCTTTGTATTCAGAGGCGGATACAACCATGTGCTTAATGATGAACAGAGGACGGAACTAATCAATGCAGGATACGGAAGCTACATCACTTACCAACCATGAGCATATAAGCAAGATCCTTGAATGGGGTCTTGATAACAAGATGGCATACAAGCCATCCCTGTACGGATGTACACAGTGTGATATCACATCACCAGAACCTTTTAAGTATGAAGACATATTTGTGGACCACACAAAGTGTGGGGATGATTGCTTTGGTTGCAAAGCTAAGAACCTACAAATGAACGCAGGAGATGCCAAGCACTCAGTGGTTGCATCTGGTACCACTCA